GAAAGATGGGTGCTTCTAAAAAATGATGAAAATTTTGAAATTGTTTCAAAAACATCTTGACATTGTTGTGAAAACAGACTATACTGAGTATACAAACTTGAAAATCTAAGGAGATTTATATTATGGCACATGAACTTGAAATTGTAAACGGACAGGCCCAGATGGCATATGTGGGTGAACTTCCGTGGCATGGTTTGGGAACTAAAGTCCCTGCCGATTTAACCCCAGAACAGTTTATGACAACTGCTGGTTTGAATTGGGAAGTAACCAAAGAAGATATGGTAACTGCTTCTGGTGTTGCAATCCCCGGCAAACAGGCACTTGTTCGCTCTATTGACAACAAGGTTTTAGATGTTGTTGGTAAGGGTTGGAATCCTGTTCAGAACGCAGAGGCGTTTGAGTTCTTTGATGAGTATGTTCGTGCTGGTGACATGGAAATGCACACCGCTGGTTCTCTCAAAGGTGGTGAGATTGTCTGGGCACTTGCGAAAACCAAAGAGTCTTTTGAGTTGTTCAAAGGTGATGTAACCGACAACTACTTCCTATTTACTAACCCACACAAATTTGGTAAGTCAATCGACATTCGTATGACCCCAATTCGTGTAGTGTGTAACAACACTCTAACTCTTTCACTGTCAAAACAGTCAGAACAGATGGTTACTGTAAACCACAGAACTGCATTTGACCCAGAGGCAGTAAAAGAACAGATGGGTATTGCTCGTGAGAAGATGGAACAATACAAGTCAATGGCAGAGTTTCTTGGTTCAAAACGATACACTGCTGACAATGTAATCCAATACTTCAACACAGTATTCGGTGCTCCTGCAAAAGAGAAAGTGGACAATGTAATTCCTTTCACTTCTCGTAACGCCAAACTTGCGATGGAAAACATCCAGACACAACCCGGCGCTAACTTTGCAGAAGGTTCATGGTGGCAGGCATTTAATGCAGTCACTTACATGACAGACCACTTGCAAGGTCGTGAGAACGACTCTCGCCTACAGTCTGCATGGTATGGACGAAACCGTAAGGTGAAACTTAACGCCCTTGACAAGGCACTTGAGTTCGCTGAGGCGGCATAAAAAAGTTGAAGAAAAGGGTTGAAAAACCCTTTTCAGATACCTATATAATATTAGGGTGCAGTTCGTAAGTCATCCTGCTCGACACAAAATATATGCTTACTCTGTGTCGCAAACTAGGGTTTGTCGGTATCCCCCCAAAAACCGTCATTATAAATAATGGGTGATACGCCTAATGGGTATCACAAATGTATCTTGCTTATGAAAGGAGAAACAACATGGTAAATACATCTCTTATGGTAAACGACCCTTTTGATCGGGTTAAAACTTATTCTATCGGTTTTGATAGAATGTTCGACAAACTCTTTGATGAGAGTTCTGTTGCAACAACAAACTACCCCCCTTACAATATCGTAAAGGTAGACGATTCCAATTATGTAATTGAAGTCGCAATTGCTGGTTTCAGCAAGGACGAAATTGAGATTGAGACTAAGGAAAATATTCTTACAATCAAATCTCAATCCAGACCAGAGGGTGATGACGATAAACAATATCTACATAAGGGTATTTCAAATCGTGCATTTACTCGTGCCTTTACTTTATCTGATGATGTGGTAGTTAAGGGTGCAACCTTTGAAAATGGGTTGTTGAATGTGGAACTTGAGAGAATCATTCCAGAGGAAAAGAAACCTCGTTTGATTGAAATCAAGTAACACAAAACATAAGAGGGGAAAAATGTATTGACATTATCCCCTCTTTTTGATAATATAATGAAACTGCACAAATCGTGCAGCAATTACAGAATGGAGACATTATGGCTAGAAAAGCACTAACTAAGAAGCAGAAGGTTCTTAACCTTCTATCAACTGGTAAGAATGTGACTTGGAAAACACTAAGAACTAAGTTTGATCTTACTTCCCCTCGTTCACTAGTAGATACCCTACGAAATGAAGGTAACTGTATCTATGTCAATAAGACAGTAGATGGACAGACTGCATATCGTTTGGGTGAACCCTCTAAGGGTGTCATCGCTGCTGGACTGAAGGCAATTTCGGGTTCAGACTATTCTTACGAAGCTCGTTTCCAGAGCTAATCATGTTGTGGGGGCCTTGCGCCCCCACACTACCTTATAGGATGTTAATGTGAAAAAGATTGATTACAAGTATTCAGAAGACAAAATTCTTGAAGAGTTGAAAAACTATATCGACTCTACATACAACGCACACTACTCGCATAACAAATTTCAAGCAACAGAATTTATCATGGACAGTGGACATGGTGAAGGTTTCTGTATCGGCAATATTCTAAAATATTCACAACGATATGGAAAAAAAGATGGCAAGAACAGAAATGACTTGCTAAAGGTAATCCATTATGGTATAATGGCGTTACATAATCACGATAATCATGGAGATAATTGATGAAACTTAGTAATGATACAAAAGAAGTTCTAAAGAACTTCTCCACTATCAACCAAAACCTATTGGTTAAAAGTGGAAATGTGATCGGAACGATGTCTGCAATGAAAAACATTGTTTCAAAAGCAACAATCCCAGATACATTTAGTTCAGAGTTTGCAATCTACGACTTGAACGAATTTTTATCTGCTCTATCTTTGTTCAAAGACCCAACACTAGACATTGGTGAGAAGTCTGTGAAACTTAAAGAAGAGGGTGGTGGTAGTTCAGTGAACTACTTCTTCAGTGACCCATCTATTGTCACTGCACCAAAGACAGAAATTCAAATGCCTTCTGTTGATGTAGAGTTTACCTTTACACAAAACACTTTTGATAAAATTCAAAAGGCGTCTGCTGTTCTTGGTGTGCCTGATGTGGTTCTTAAAGGAACTGCTGGTGGTAACATCGAACTACTTGTTACTGATCGTAAGAATGACACTTCTAACGATTTCAGTATCACAGTTGGTGAAAACGCACCATCTGATTTCACATATTTCTTTAAGGTTGAAAACCTAAAACTTCTTTCTGGTGACTACAAGGTTGAAGTCTCTTCAAAAGGTATTTCGCATTTTACCAATGTGAATAAATCTGTTGAATACTTTATCGCTCTTGAAGCGGCATAATGTAACATATATGAATCATTAACCTAGTTAATGTAACATATATGAATCATTAAACCAGAAGGAATATATTATGAATGATGTGATACTATGGGTGGAAAAATATCGACCATCCAAAATCAGTGAGACTATTCTTACTGATGATTTGAAAAAGACTTTCCAGACTTTTGTTGATGAAGGGTATATCCCCAATCTACTATTGTCTGGAGGCCCAGGCGTAGGTAAAACCACTGTTGCAAAAGCAATGCTTGATGAACTTGGTGCAACCTACATGATGATTAACGGTTCAGAAGAATCGGGTATTGATGTTCTCAGAAATAAGATTAAGAACTTTGCGTCTACTGTTTCTATGGATGGTAAACGCAAGTTCGTAATCTTAGATGAGGCAGACTATCTCAATCCACAATCTACACAACCAGCGTTGCGTGGTTTTATGGAAGAGTTCCACAAGAACTGTGGGTTCATCCTTACTTGTAATTTCAAGAATAGAATTATCGAACCTTTACATAGTCGATGTTCTGTTGTGGAATTCAAGATTCCCAATACAGATAGACCAAAACTTGCTGGACAATTCTTTAAGAGAGTTCAAGACATTCTCACTACAGAAAAAGTTCAGTTTGAACCTAAAGCAGTTGCTGGTGTAGTTGAGAAACACTTTCCAGACTGGCGTAGGGTGTTGAATGAACTTCAACGATACTCAGCATCTGGTATGATTGATTCTGGTATTTTAGTAAACATATCAGAAACCAATATGAAAGATTTGGTTACTCATCTTAAAAACAAAGACTTCAAAGATGGGGTTCGTAAGTGGGTTGCAAATAACTTAGATAATGACCCTTCTCGTGTATATCGTAAAATCTATGATACGCTATATGATGAGGTTGATAACAAGGGACATTTAGTTTTACTTGTTGCAGACTATTCTTACAAATCTGCCTTTGTTGCAGATCAAGAAATCAATATGCTTGCCTTTATGGTAGAAGTTATGCAACAGGTAGAATTCAAATGAGTTATGAACTAAAAGACTATCTAAACTCAATCAATCTCACAAAGGAAAATCTGATGGATTCGGACGACCCTTTGTGGGAGAAAAAGTATTCACCTTTTATTATTAACAAATGTATCGCACCATTTAATGATACGATAATGTTTGTTAATGAGATGAATATGCGTCATCATCTTGACACCAAACTACAATATGACTTTTTACTAAATACTATTAGACCTAAGAAACGATATGCGCCTTGGGTGAAAGCGTCTAAGTTGAAAGACTTAGATTGTATAAAGGAATATTATGGTTATAGTAATGAAAAGGCAAAGATCGCACTTTCAATACTAAATGATGACCAAATAACTACTATTAAAAATAGTTTGAATAAAGGTGGAAGAAAATGAATGAAATCGTATGGCGTCCAGATGAGATGCTAGAAGTAAAATTAAAAGAACCAGACGATTTCCTAAAAGTGCGTGAGACATTATCTCGTATAGGAGTCGCCTCTCGTAAAGAGAGAAAGTTGTATCAGTCTTGTCATATATTACATAAACAAGGCAAATACTACATCGTCCATTTCAAGGAACTCTTTGCTCTAGATGGTAAAGATACCAATCTAAACGAAAACGATATTTCTCGTAGAAACTCAATTGCAGCATTGCTTGGTGATTGGGGACTAGTGGAAATCGTTGGTAGTGCTGAACCAAAGGCACCACTGTCACAGATTAAGGTAATCGCCTTCAAAGAGAAAGACGAATGGATTTTGGAAACAAAATATAACATTGGTAAAAAGAGGATAGATTGAATTGGCAGTATCATTTTCTAATTTTGTAGAGGAACTATCTCCAAACCCAAAAGAGGTTGACATTCAAGTTGCAGTTCTAACTAAAGTTCGTTCTAAGAACAAAGAGTTAGTGAGCAACATGATTGATGATGTCTGTAAGAAAAGGGGTATTGAGTGTCATGTCATCAATGTAAAAGATGCATGGGTATCCAAGAATGATTTGGAGAAGGGTTCTCTTACCATTTCTAATGTGGATGGTGAAGATACAGAAGTAGAATTTGATTTGTCAAGAACAGTTTGTTTCGTGCGAGCGGGCGTGCTTGAGGATGAAATTGGACTTGCCCTTTTAGGGACATTTGAAAATGCTGGTGCGTTTATGATTAACGACCGTGATGGTATGATGACTTGCGATAATAAAATGTCATCACTCATTGCATTTGAAAGAGACAATATTCCAGTTCCAAAAACAGCACTTGTATCTAACGAAAAGTCTATCGAACCAGCCCATGCAAAGATTGGTGGGAAGTTTCCAGTTATTATTAAAACAATTACAGGGACACAAGGTATCGGTGTTTCGATTGTAAACGATTATCAAAGTATGATTTCTGTTATCCAATCGCTTTGGAAGTTTAAGGCAGAATTGTTGATACAGGAATTTTTAGAGTTTGATTATGACATAAGAACGGTGGTAATGAATGGTAAAATACTTGCATCAACTAAAAGAATTCGTCCAGAAAAAGATTTCAGATCTAATAGACACAGAGGGGCAACAACAGAACCGCATGAACTTACTGAAGAAGAAAGGACAGCAGTTCTTTCTGCTGCTAGGTCAGTTGGTGCATACATTGTCGGTGTTGATCATGCTTTGGTTAATGGTGACATTTACATTCTTGAGTGTAATGGTAGTGCCGGTATTGGAAGTAATTTTGCGATGTATGACATCACTGTGGAAGAGTCTGACGAAAACGATTACAAGGGTGTCGCAAAACCTAAAGAAATTGTGGACAAAATGATTGAGTATATCTCAACAGTTAAAAACCGTAGACACACATTCCCTACCGAAGCAGGATATGTTGAACGCATTGAGATTGAGGGTTACGGCCCTGTTCGTGCAAAGTTTGACACTGGTAACGGAACAAAGGCATCTATGTTCGTTGTTGATGAACTAGAAGTCAAAGGTAAGAATGTTAAGTGGAGTAAAAATGGTAAGGGACAAACTAGCAAGTTGATGGGTATGTCCCATCCTGCTCATGTTGGAAAGATTGATGAAAGACCAATTGTGCATTTAGATGTTAAGTTCAATAACAAGTTGTATAAAGATGTTCCATTTGGTCTAACAACAAAAGATTCCATGTCAACTGTTCTCATTAACAGAGATGCAATGACACGGTTTAAGGTCTCAGTAAACCCTAACAGAAGATTCGCTCTGTCGGATTGGATTGAAAGGGGTGATGAGAATGATGATGAAGGTTAAATTGAAAGGAAAATATCATGTTACTTGACGCACTAAGAAAACACGCAGAAGGACACATTGCAAAACATAAAGCAAATGTTCTTGTATATCTAAACAATCCTGTAGGTGTTGGCGAACACCCAGACATCATTGAAACGATGGAAAAGGAAGTTCTAGAAATTGCTAAATATCAAGATGTCATTGATATGTTAGATCAACATTTCTCAGAAGAAGAACAAAAACAATATACACTTTTCTCTTGACAACAACCCCTAACGGTGGTATATTTACATTATGCGATTTTACACTCATGTTGCCCAATGGGGCAATCAACTTCTTGTTCGTGGCGTAGAGAACGGAGTTCGTTCTAACTTCAAAGTTAAATACGAACCAACCCTCTATGTCCCTGTTCAAAAAGAAACAGGTTGGAAAACATTGGAAGGCAAGAATGTCAATCCGATGCGTTTTCTCACAATTAAAGAAGCAAAAGAATTCGTTGCACAATATGAAAATCAACCTCATCTTGTCTATGGGTTGACACAATTCCCCTACACCTATATCGCAGAAAAGTATCCTCGACAAATCGAGTTTGATAGTTCACAAATGCGTATTGTCACAATTGATATTGAGGTGGAGTGTGAGAACGGTTTCCCAAATGCCGATCAGGCACTTGAACCTATGCTTGCAATCACTATCAAAAATCATGATACTGGACGCATTAAGGTTTGGGGGTTGCACGAATATCACAATGATAGAGAAGATGTGCAATATATTAAGTGTGCGACTGAGCGTGAACTCCTAGCACAATTTCTTGCATGGTGGGAAAGTGACCATCCAGATATTATTACTGGTTGGAACACTGAACGATTCGATATTCCTTATATCTGCAACCGTATCAAATCGGTTATGGGTGAGGATGCAATGAAACGCCTATCGCCTTGGGGTGTAGTTAATGCAAGAACTGTTACCAGTGGTTATGGAAAGAAAGAACAAGTCTATGACATTATGGGTGTCGAGGACTTGGATTATCTTCTGCTGTATCGTAAACACACTTATGTAAGACAAGAATCTTATCGACTAGACCACATTGCTCATGTTGAACTAGGCGAACGCAAAGACGAAAATCCATATGAGACTTTTCGTGAGTGGTATACAAACGACTATCAATCATTCCTAGACTATAATATACAGGATGTGGAACTCGTTGACAAACTAGACGATAAGATGAAACTCATCGACTTGCATTTGACTATGGCATATGATGCAAAGGTAAATATCACTGATGCATTTACTTCTGTTAAGTATTGGGATGTTCTTATCTACAATCATCTTCTATCGAAGAAGGTTGTTATTCCTCAAAAGAAAAGAAGTGAAAGTAAGAGTGAAAAGTATGCCGGTGCATATGTGAAAGAACCACAAGTTGGACAACATAAGTGGGTTCTGTCTTTTGACTTGAACTCACTCTATCCTCACTTGATTATGCAATACAACATCTCGCCAGAGACACTACTACCACAGTATGATCCAAATGTCGATGTTGATTATATGCTTGCAGCAAAGAAACTTTCTAATCCAGACAATGTAACTTGCACACCAAACGGTGCGATGTTTTCAAAAGAAAAACAAGGGTTCTTGCCTGAGATGATG